CCCGGCTCAGGTAGGCCCCGCTCAGGTTGGCCCGGCTCAGGTAGGCCCCGCTCAGGTCGGCCCCGCTCAGGTTGGCCCGGCTCAGGTAGGCCCCGCTCAGGTCGGCCCCGCTCAGGTCGGCCCCGCTCAGGTCGGCCCGGCTCAGGTCGGCCCCGCTCAGGTCGGCCCGGCTCAGGTAGGCCCCGCTCAGGTCGGCCCCGCTCAGGTTGGCCTTATTCTCAATCGCCCACCTGACGGCAAGGCCTATTTTCACAGATAGCGCATCATCCTTTTTCGCCCTGATACTGGCGACGAACTGCACCTCTCCGGTAAATCTGTTTTTGATTTCAAACTTCACCTCACCCTCCGTACTTTGCTCCGCGCCCTTTCCATTTTGGCCAGGATCAGCTCATCCGCCGTCCCGCGCGCTTCCGTTGTAATTGATTCCAGATACGCAATGACATCAGCCAATAGGGTATTTTTCGCCGTTCTTCTCGATCTTCCGGTTAACAATCTCCACCGGGTCAAGGCCGCGTTTCTCGCACAGATACAGGGCATAAATCATGCAATCGGCTACCTCTTCCGCAAGCCGCTCATCTGTTGGTGATTGCTCCCACTGGTACAGCCTGTTCAACTCTGCGCCCTCGATCATCAAGGACCGGGCTAGTTCCGCCTCGGTGTGGAATCCTTGCCAGTTGCGGGCATCACGAAAAGTAACGAGTTTTTTGATTATGTTTTTCATCATATTCCCCCGAAAAGTGAAAGTTGCTCGTTTTTTACAGCGTCCTTTGCCGCCTCGACATTTTTCAACATCTGCCGGTAATAGCTGGTTTTCAGTTCGGCGGCGATGGCTTTCCGCCCCAACTTCACAGCGGTATATGGTTCTGACCCAACCCCGCCAAACGGTGACAATACAGTCTCTCCAGGATTAGACCTGAGCACTATTGCCCGCTCGATAACGTCGAGTTGCAATGGGTGTACATGCTTCTCATCATCAGGCTCTTTGCAGTCCTGATACGGGAGAACATTACCCATCCTGATATCGTCCCAGATTGACGACGCATACCGCCGCCAAATCCAATGAGAGTAACGGTTTTCAGTCTGCTTCCCTTGCCAGTTCCGATATTTAATGATGTCTGCCGGCATCGGACATTCACCCGCGTATTCCTCCAGCCCCAACGGATGAGCAACCGGAATTTTATTCTCACCTTTCTTGCGGAAAATTATCAGGTAATCAGCCGAAGCAACACCGCCATAAACCCCATCATCGACAATGGTTTTATGGGACAGGTTCTTGGTCATGGTCCGGTTGCGAACCCATAGCGGCTCCTTCCAAATCGTATGTCTGGCAATCATCCTGAACCCGTGCGACTCATGGAGTCTGATAATATCGCCAGGGAAATCAATAAGCCAATCGTCCTTCCCGCTGTTGCCGGAGGGGATGTCGGTACAATGGACAGCGGTACACCTGCCTGGAAGTGTTACCCTCGCAATATCTTTTACCACAAATCCGTAGTGCTTGAAAAAGCTATCATAATCGTTGTTTGATAGATCCCGCTCATTGCTCGAATATACATACAGGCAACTCCCATTTGTCGCCGCAAATGGTGGGGAATATATGGAAAAATGAATTGAATTGTCCGGCAAAGATCGCAACACTTCGCAGCAATCCGAGTTGTAAAGCGCATAGTCATCGGTTATTTCCTGTGAAATTACATCCATGATGGCAAACTCCCCTTATTTATCATTTTGTTTTCAACCTTTATCCCGGAAGCGTGGCGCATGTTTTGAACCAACCTTTCAAACATTTTGTCCGCAGCGATAGATTTTCTCCGAAGGTTTTCCATTACCTTCCGTTGCCCCTCTGTCAAAACCAAATCAACATGCACCGGGGATTTCTGGCCAAACCGCCAACACCGCCTTACCCACTGGTAATATTGTTCGTAGCTGTGACTCGGAAAATAGGCTATGTGGTTGCAATGCTGAAAATTTAAGCCATGCGCACCTATCTTTGGTTTAGTCACCAGCACCCGGAAATCGCCGTCGGCAAACCCTATCAGCTTTTCCTCTTTTGCCTCATCCGATTTTTCACGGCCACTCACCTGTACCGCTCCAGGTATCAGCTTTTCCAAAATATCAGCTTCATCGTTCAGATGGCACCCGACAAAACCTGGCCGATCGTGGTCCATCAACTCTGCAATCTTCTGGCACCGCTCTTCAATGGTCCGTTTGCTCTCCTCCCGCTGTTCAGGCAAGTTCCGGGCCGGGATTGGAAACAACATTCCAGGGGCCAGCTTCCGCGCCTTTACAGCATGCTCTGTCTCTGTCAGTGCCGGGAGAATAAAATCACCATCGGCAAATCCAAGGTCTGACGGTCGCCTGATAGCCCTTGACCATGAGCATATCCACCGCCAGAACGGAACTTCAGCGTGGCCCCTGAATCGCCACTTCGGAGCCTCGCCGTACATTCTCCGCATGGCGCTGTTGTTTTGATCGTTTTTAAAGAACCTGTTCAGCATATCGACAAAGCCGAGATACCCGAGAGCCTCGCTTGACGTGCCAAGTTCGATGTAATCATTCGGTGCTGCTGTCGCTGTAGTAAGCAGACGATACGGAATTTTCTTCATAAAATTGGTAATAGCCATTCGCCGCGCTGCGTCCTGATTTTTCAATACAGAACTTTCGTCGCAAACCACACCCACAAAGTCCTGCCAGTTGAAAAAATGGAGCTTCTCGTAATTCGTCACCACGATCTTTCCGGTAACCTTTCCATCGTTCGACCTGGTAGCCTCTATCCCAAACTTCGCCGCCTCCCTGATTGTCTGGGCAGCAACAGCCAGCGGGGTCAATATCAAAACTGGTTTATTGGTATGCTCAACCACGTTTTGCGCCCAGGTCAAAAACTGCAAGGTCTTTCCCATTCCGCAATCTTCAAACAGCCCGGCCCTGCCTTTCCTTACTGCGTATGAGCACATTTCCTTTTGAAAATCTATCATGCAGTCAGGCATGAATAGAGGCTCAAATCCATGGCTTGCCCCTTCGCTTATTTTTGCCTGGAGGAACTCACTGTATTCTTTCATGCCGCCTCCCCCGCAAATTTGCTCCAAGCCTTCGCCAGTTCTTTCCGCTCGCCCCATACCCAGACAGTACGATCAATCCCGGTCACGTTCTCCAGGACGATCGCCAGCTTAGGCGGACAAGCGCAGCGCCTATGCAGGATATGGTTGAAATATGCCGGTCCGATCCCTGCCGCCGAAGCGGTCTCTTTTTGCGTTCTCATACTTTCATTCTATAGCTCTGGTTATATTTGTCAAGGAAAGATTTACGCTTTTTCATTTTTCTTTCCGATCCCCTACTCTGTCACCCTCAGCCGTTGAATCCTTTCTGCTGATCTTTGCCCACGCAGTTGATAAAAGAAAATTGTTTGCCATGATAATAAAAAATCCCCGCACAAACGAGACTTGGCCGGCAGGCTCAAGGAGGGTTCGAATATGCGGGGAAATTGTTTGATTCGTGGTGGCTGCCGGCCTATATTCTGCTTTTATTATCGCCTTTTCGCGGGGATTGTCAAGATTATTTTTTCCTTGTGCCGGCCCTTGACAATATATGCCTAACAGATATATAATCATCGTATGAAAAGGATTAGTTTATTTCTACCAGACCCCCAGATCGCCGCCCTGCGAAAGATCGCGGAAGAAAAGGGCATGACGGTAGCCGAGTTGATTAGGCGGGCTATTGACGAATGGCTGGCGAGGCAGGGGAAGGTCAAGGAGGTGATATGAGCTGTGACTGTTACAAGATCGGCGGACCTTGGATTGCCGAAGATCCAGATTGCCCTGAACATGGGATAGCTGCCCAACGCGAGAGAAAGGAGCATGGAGCGCGAGAAGCAGCCCTCGAAGACCAAATAAGCTGTGCCGCCTGTAGCGGTGCAGCAAAAACGCCGGACTTCCCGGCATCAGCTTAATTTTATTGTTAGCCTGGATTGATACTATGAACGAAATGTGCCGGGGATGCGGTGG